CGAAAATGGTTTGAAGCCAATTCAATCAGGGCGAAAGAACTCGCCATCCGATGGAGAAAAGAAAACCCAGATGCTTACAGAGTCCAGAGGCAAAATAGAAGAGCAAGAAAATCAAATTTAAAGCTGTCCATAGGACTTGGCCTGATACTTTTTGCACTCCAACGAGGCAAATGCGCCTGCTGTGGCCTGCCTCTTGGCAATAACTACCACATGGATCACATCATGCCTTTAGCGCTAGGCGGCACGAATACTGATGACAACATTCAGCTATTGCGTCAGCGTTGCAACAACCAAAAACACGCAAAGCACCCGGTTGATTTCATGCAGTCTCGCGGGTTCCTTTTGTAGCCTTTACCAAATCAAATAATGTAGTTATCAGGTAGGCATCTACCTTTCGCATCCGCTGTTGAAGCGCTGCATTTTCCCTCTGATGCCGTGAGTGGGGAAATAAGACTAGGACTAATGTGGAACACGAACAAGCTACGGCACTCGGAACCAATGGATTAGACGACCTCGCTTCTTTTCTTGAGGACACTCCCGAACAGGAATCCGAAGAACAGGAAACAGAAGCAACCCAAGCCGATGACGAAACCCTCGACACTGAGGACAATTCTGATGACGCAAACGACGGACAGGATGACGTGGAGGGCGATGAACCCGAAGCCGATGAACCTGCGCCCGTTGAAAAAATCACCTTCAAGGTGAAAAACGCAGATGGGAAAGAAGAAACCGTAGAGGCCACTACGGAAGAAATCGCCAATTCCTATATGCGGCAAGCAGACTACACCCGCAAGGCCCAGGCCCTCTCAGAGCGTGAGTCTGAAGCGGTGAAGTTCTTGACCCAAAAGCATGAAGAAGTCCGCAATCACTATTTGTCACAGGCAGAATTAGCCAGGGCTGCTGTGACACAGATGGCGGGCATCAAAACAGAGTCGGAGATGGCGCAACTTGCCAATTCAGACCCTGCGGCATGGGTTGCCGAATCGCAGCGACAGCAAGCGGTTGCCAAGTTCCTAAGCCAGCTAGATCAGCAGATCAACGGCGAGCGGACCAAGGCAGAGCAGGAAGCGGCGCAGGCCCGTATGCAGTCCACCAAACAAGCGTATGAGCGCACTTGGGCTGAACTGCAAAAAGACGGAATTGACCGCGACAAGCTGGCAAAGATTTACGGCAACGTGACGAAGAACTACGGTTTTTCAGAGGCAGAGCTTGCAAGTGTTTATGACCACAGGCAGGTACGGCTGATGAAAGACGCGATTGCATTTCGTGAGCTTCAAGCTCAGAAGGCAGCAGTCACCAAGAAGGTGCAGGAAGCACCACGCATGCCAAGCAAACAAACAAGCCCTGCGCAAACACGGCAAGACCAGGCACTTGAAAACAAATTCAAGGGCGGTCGTGCAAAGCTAAACGATCTCGCCGCATATCTGCGGTAAACAGGAGCATTACAAATGACAGTCCCAACCAACCTCTACCAAAAGGCTTCACTAAAGGGCAACCGCGAAGACCTGCTGGACAAAATCTACAACACCTCCCCGTCTGAGGTGCCATTGTCGTCTGCCTTTGGCCGCACGACTGCCATCACCGATTTCCACGAATGGCAGACTGATGCTCTCGGCGCTGCTTCGGCATCCAATAAGATGATCGACGGCGACGATGTGACTTTGGACGCGCAAGTAGCCACTGTCCGCATCGGCAATCACCTTCACATCTTCAACGGTACGGTGGGCGTTTCTCGCCGCGCAAACATCGTGAAGAAGGCTGGTCGTGGCGCTGAAATGGCGTACTTGAAGGGCAAGAAAATGCTCGAACTCAAGCGCAACATTGAAGCCATGATCGTATCGCCTACGCAGGTAGCTATCGCCGCAACAACCTCTGTAGCCGGTCAGTCCGGTGGCTTGGGAGTGCAACTGGTATCCAATCCGTTGCACAACGGCGCTGGCGCTACTCCCGCTTGGACTTCTGGCGCTCCTACGGCTGCTATCACTGCTGGTACTAACCGTACCTTCACTAAAACACTGCTGGACACTGCCTGCCAGAACATCTACACCACATCGGGCCAGTTTGCCGAAATGCTGGTAGTGTCTCCTGCACACAAGACTCTGTTCTCTGCTTTTGCATCTGTGGCCCAAAACCGCATTGATGTGAAGGGCGGCAAGAACAGCCAAGCTACCATCGTTGGCGGCGCTGAGGTTTATCTGTCCGACTTCGGCGGATTGACCGTGGTTCCTCACTACCTGATGGCTGGCTCTGACACGGCTTACGTGCTGAACACCGACTACATCGACTTGGCTTTCTTGGATGGCTTCAAAACCACCGAATTGGCTAAGACTGGTGACAGCGATAAGGTGCTGATTACTGCTGACTGCTGCCTGGCAGTTCGCGCTCCTACAGCACAAGCAAAAATCACCAACCTGACCCCTTAATGGGTTGACGGCAGCGACCATGTAACCGCCAAAGGGGTGAGAAGCCCCAACTAATTAACGTCGAGAGGACGCTGTGACTGATTTTCACATCATCGAATCTGCTAATGAATACGGCATTGCGCGGGATGTTCGTGTAGAGGGCGATAACGTCATCACAAAGCAGACATACGACGCTGCACCATTACTCAAATTCGCTGCTGATGCACGTATCGCCAATGAAGGCAAGCGGTGGGGCGATGGTCACTTTGTTGGAGTCATCCCGATGGCAGAACTTGCGCGCATCAACGACACATACAAGAGCGCAGAGGAACGGAAGCACCAGATTCTTGCGTGGCTTCGTGATAACCCAAAGCTAGTCACCTTTGAGAAGTTCCTAAAATAATGAACTACGCCACACTCCAAACTGATGTAGCTTCATACCTGCATCGCACCGACCTGACAGCATTTCTACCTGGTTTTGTGGAACGTGCAGAGGCGTTTCTATTCCGTGAATTACCTATCAAAGACCTGACTACCAAAGTTGCAGGGACTACCACGGGTGAATACTTCACGCTCCCGTCTGATCTAGGTTCTATCTCGAAAGTCACGGTAACGATTGGCAGCAGCGAAGTCGCACTAGACTACATGGCGCAGCCCGTTTCGTACTCTACGACTTACCCAGAGTTTTACTCATTTGATAACGGACAAGGGCGTATCTGGGGCGCTTCTGGACAAGCCTATACGCTGTACTACACGCCAAACATCACGGCGCTGTCAGGCTCCAATACAAGTAACTGGCTATTGGTCAACGCGCAAGACTTGTACTTTTACGCGGTGGCTTTAGAGGCCGCACGATTCATCCGCAATCAGGTGGAAATTGCATCTATCAGCGCGATGATTCCCGTATTGATGGAGTCGGTGAAAAGCTACTCAAATCGTAAGTCTCTGCCCGCTACGGGTTCAATGCAGATTCGGGCGCGGTAATGGACAAGCTATTAGGCTTCGTGCCTGACGCAGACCCCACAACGCCGGGAGTGCTTACCAGCGTAACAAACCTGATTCCGTATGAAAACGGCATGAAGGGTGCGCCAACGGGTTCAACGCCTAGCGGAGTCCCTGCATTGGCTTCTGCTTGTCTTGGAGGCGTGGTTGTTACCAAGCTGGACGACACGCGCAGGATATTGGCGGGAACACAAACGAAACTTTACGAACTGTCTGGAGGCTCTTGGTCGGATGTGTCTACAGGCTCCTACACAGGCGGCACAGACTCGCGCTGGTCGATTACTCAGTTTGGGAACGATACCGTAGCCGCCAACCTTTCAGACACCATCCAACGCTCCACAGGCTCAACCTTCGCACCTGTAGGCTACGCGGTCAAGGCAAAGATTGTTTTTTCTGTTGGCGCATTTGTGATGGCGCTCAACACCTCAGACGCTACTTATGGTGTATCTCAGGATAGATGGTGGTGCTGTGCTGCATACGATGCGTCCAACTGGACACCTTCTGTCACCACTATGGCGACCACAGGCAGGTTTGTCGCAGGGCCAGGACAAGTAACCGCAGGCGGGAAGCTAGGCGAATATGCAGTCGCCTACAAAGAAAAATCAATCTTTGTAGGTCAGTTTGTCGGCGCTCCCGTAGTCTGGGATTGGGTACAGGTCCCCGGTGGAGAGGCGGGATGCGTAGGACAGGACGCATGGTGCGACATTGGCGGCGCTCACTTCATTGTGGGCAATGACAATCTGTGGCTATTCAGTGGATCAACGCCTACGCCTATCGGTGGTGGTGTACGCCAGTGGTTCTTTGACAACTCCAGCCCAACCAGCCGCAACAAAACACAGTGCGTTTTTGACAAACAAAATAACACGGTTTGGGTGTTCTATCCATCCCGTAATGCGGCCACGCTGGACTCTGCGCTGGTCTACCACCTCGGTTCAAAGCAATGGGGCCACGCCACACTGAGCATTGAGAGCGCATTGAACTACGTTACCGCAGGCGTAACGATTGACGATCTAGACGACTACTCCGCAACTATTGACGGGCTGACGGGCGTATCGTTTGACTCTCAATTCTGGCTCTCTGGTGGCCGTGCATTGGCAGTTTTCAACGCCTCGCACCAGCTACAGACCCTGACCGGCGTATCTGCTACTTCATCCATGACTACGGGTGATGTAGGGGACGATGACGTTTACACCTTCTTGAGCAAAGTTCGGCTGAGATTCGCGCCTGGTGGAAAGCCAACATCGGCCACATTGCAGACCTTTTCCAAGCATGAGGAAGGCGATTCACTGACCGTAGGCTCCACCGTCACCATGCAAGACGGCAAATTTGATGTGATGCAAAGCGCACGCTTCCACCGTGGGGCGTTCAACTTTGTAGGCGACCATAAGGTTACGGGCATCAGCGTTGCATTGATGCCAGAGGGTGATGCATGAAGATCAACACCACCCCGCGATTCAAGGTAGACGCAGAACTTAACAGGTTCTTTCGAGAGATTGCCGTGCAGGTCAATGGACTGTCTGAAGGCAGGGCCTCTGCGCTTTACCAATCCGCACAATCCGCACCAACAACAGGCACATGGGCGCTAGGTGATTTTGTGAACAACGCGAATCCATCCGAACTAGGCGCTGCTACGGCTAAATATGTAATTGTTGGATGGCAGTGCCTCGTAGCTGGTACGCCTGGAACTTGGGTGCAGCGGCGCGCCCCTACTGGGAATTGATATGGGCTTACTAGGTGACGTTTACAGCTACGGTGACACGCTTAAACGCAAGGTAGGCGGGTTGCTGTCTGACCCCCGTGGAACGCTAGAACAGTTCGTAGGTCAGTTGGGTGACGATATGAACACCAACATATCGAACATGAAAACAGGCTATGGATTCGGAGGCAATAAATCCGTCTTGTCTGACCCCGCACAAGTACAAGCTGCACAGAAAGCACTCGCTGACTATGGCGCTCAGTCTGGAATGGCAGCGGCTACCGTGTGGCATGGCTCCCCGCACAAGTTCGACAAGTTCGACTCAAGCAAGATCGGCACGGGTGAGGGCGCACAGGCTTACGGGCATGGTTTGTATTTGGCTGAATCG